GCTCAATACATTAAGTTGGTTAAGCCTTATATTCCTGAATTAGAGAAGCTGGTACAAGAGGCTCAATATGGGGAATTAGATATAAGATTATCCGTGAGGAAAGGTGTAGTTGAAAAGATGACTGTGATAACCTCTAAAACTTGGTTAAAGAAGGATGGTGAGATTAATTTGTAATTATAGTTTATATGTTATAGAATTAAGATAACTTTAAGTTAAATTAACTCAAGCCGCCATGTGGCGGTTTTTTTATGGAATATAAACAAGACGAAGCTCAATTAGCCAAAGAGATTGGCGAGCAATATAAACTCTCAAAGAGTTATCTCGACCCAATACACGAGAGATTCAACGATCAAGAGGAATTATATAGAAGTTATATCAATCCAGCTAATTATCCTAATAAGGCGAGAGTATTTGACCCACGTGTATTTAGAGTAATTGAAACTGTTACTCCAAGAATGGTAGCTAATGAGCCAAGTGGTTCCTTCTATCCCCAAGAGAAAGGTGACATGGGTGTGGCTCACATTCTTAACTCCTTAATCAAATATGATTGGCGAAGGGCGGACATGTTCCCTAAACTCGTAAACTTTGTCAAATCAATGTTAATCTTCGGAACTGCTTTTGGACGTTGTTATTGGGACTTTAGAGAAGAGGATAAGGTCAGAATGAAACCCAAGAATGTCAATGGAAGAATGGTGTGGACTCCAACCAGTAAAGAAACAGTAAAGGTAACTGCCTTTGATGGTCCTAACTTTGAGTGTCTTAACATCTATGATTGTTTTCCTGACCCAAATGCTACCAACATGGAAAATATGAGATGGTTTATTTATCGTAGATTTAGAACGATTGACGAACTAGAATCCGAAAATGAAACTAGGGGAGGAGAATACTACAAGAATTTAGATAAGCTCAAAGAATTAATGAATGTTGATAAAGAGAATAAGAAAGGTAAGTCCACCGAACCAACTGACCTAAACTTCAGAGAACACCGAAGAATAATGTTGTCCACTCAGGAATATATCGGAGAGGATGAAAGCAATCCTGATATTGTTATATTACGACGCTTTACTAAAGATAGTTGGTGTGATTACATTCCCGAATATGACCTTATTATCAGAGAAATTGATAACCCTTATTTTCATGGTCTTATACCTATCGTTTATGGTGTTGATTATCCTTATCCAGGTGATTTGTTTGGTATGGGAGAGATTGAACCTATTGAGAGGATCCAAAGGGCTATCAATGCTGTTCTTAATCAGAGATTAGATAACGTCCAGTTGACTCTTAATACTATGTGGAAAGTCAAAAAGGGTGCTGGGGTAGATATGCACACTATCATCAGTAAGCCAGGTAATGTTATCACTGCCAATGATATAGACGGTATCCAACAGGTAGCTACTCCCGATGTTACTGGTGGAACTTTTGTCCAAACAATGAACTATTTAACCTCTAGTTTGCAAAATGGTTCAGGGATTACCGATTACACTACTGGAATTAACGATTCCTCAAATACCGCTAATTCTACTGCTACTGGTACACGCTTAATTCAACAGGAAGCTAATGCTCAGTTCAAATTAAAACTACAACTCTTCAATCACATGGTTATTCAACCCATTGCTAACCAGTGGAAAGATTTAAGAGTTCAATATACGACAGAAGAACAAAATTTAAGAATCATTGGTTCAGAAGCAATTGATTATCTTAAAAAGAATACCAACTTGGCTACTACGACTGAAGATGGACAAGAAATAATGCCAGGTGAGGACTTAGTAGGAAAACTGGATATAAAAGATTCAAACTTTGCTTTCCTTAAACTCTTACCTGATGATATTCAGCCTTCTATCGTAGGAGAATATGATTTTATTGCTCAAGTCAGTAGTGACCAAATAAACGACCCAATCGCCTTACAAGAAAACTTCTTTGTTGCCCTAGATAAAATGACCACTCCAATATGGACACAAGGTCTAGCCCAACAAGGTAAGATGCTTAACTTTGAGGAAGCAAGTAAAAAGACATTTGATAAATTACAGATTGGATTAGAGAGTGATGAATTGGTCGTAGACATACCACAAGCTCCACAGCAACCACAAATGGGACCAGATGGACAACCCATGCCCGAACTTGACCCCCAACAACAACTTGAGCAAGAAGTTATGGGACAAGGTATGCCCCAAGAACTACAACAAGAAGTAGAGAAAGTTACAAATCCAGAACCAGGAGAAAATTATGGACTATAAAGAAGAAATGCTTATCAAAGCCGGTGCTTTTGAAGAGATGACTTACACCGCAGGGTGGAAACACATTAAAGAATACATCTCTAATAAGATAGCTGATTTTACTAATCGAGCCATTGGAGAGGGATTCAAAGATATGAATGAATACAACGCCTATCGTGGTGAAGTTGTTGGACTTCAAAATTTACTTGCCGAAGTCACTATTACATTAGAGCACCTTAAAAAATTTAGAGATGAAGAATCCAAATCCCCTTCCACCGAGTAATGATGAATTTTGGGATGGAGACAAATTATCCTGTACTCCAACACCGATACACATCTGTCCTACTCACACAAAAGAGACTTGGATGACTCACAAGGGCTATCAATACGACAGTAACGGTTGCATAGTCTGTAAGTTTTGTAGTTGGGGAACAAGAGTCCCTGGCTATTACAGATTAGTCAATGGTGTCGTTGTAGATTTGAGAACTTTGAACAAGGGCTAGACCTTTGTTTAAGGCTCTCAACCTTTCGCTCACTGAGTACAGTGCTTAATTAATTGAGAGTTTCTGGGTGTCTCAAACCCTGCAAAACAATGAGTGATCAAGATAATGTCAAAGATCTCATAGACGCTTTCGATGGACATTCCATCACTGATGAGAATGGACAAATAGCAGAAGAAACTGCTATCGAGTCTAGTCAACCCGAAGAACAAACACCCATTATAGAATCAGAGGAACCCTCACAAGAGGAACCTAAGAAACCGGAACAGGAAACTGTAGAAACCGAGCCGGAAGAAGCTGAAGACGAAGATGGGAAAAAGTACGTCCCCAAAAGACGGTTTGATGAGGTTTATGCTAAATGGAAAGAAGCTGAACGTAAAGCGTCCGTTAAACAAAATATAGCTTCACCGCAAATTGCACAACAACCTATATCAAGTATAAATACATCGACAACAGCAATGTTGGAAACCGAACTTTTGAATCAGGCGTTGCCTCAATTTAGACCTTTTAATTTGGATGGAAGTCCGAATCCTGAATATTCGAAAGTTTTAGATGAGATGGGTGCTGAAATTTATCAGTCCTCTCACCGCTACGACCCCTCTACTGGGCAGATACTACCAACTATAACTAAGTTGGAAGCTGCAAGAAGAGCATTGGATAGAGCTAAAAAACTTAACGGTTTTCAAGAACAAGCTAGAAAAGAGGCACGGATTGTTAAAACCCAACAATCTGACTCGGGTATCACTTCTTCTTCTAAGAAGGTAGCTGAAAAAAGACCAGAAGACATGTCTCTGGAGGAAAAAGAAGCTTATCTTAAGAAGATAGGTCAGTGGTAATTATTAATTTTTATTTTTAAACTATGGCCGCACTAGATCTCACAACCGCTGGTGGTACAGCCGCAGTCAAGAGTCGTTATTATGACGAATTGTTCTTGAAAGTAGCTGAATCCCAACTGGTTCACAAACAACTAGGTCAATTAGATCGCAAGATTGGACCTGGTGAGGGTGGTTTTGGTTCTGGTGTCCTTTATTGGACCCGATTTGTCAACCTCGATGCTATTACCTCAGGCTCCGGTGAAGGTACTGCTACTTCAGCAGTTACTATCTCCGCAGTCAATGTAACTGGTACTACTGTCGAATTAGACAATGCCATTACTTACTCTGATTTGCTCTCTTATACTTCCTTTGGTGACTTCAAAAAAGCCGCTATGGAAAGACTCGCTTATAATGCAGGTATCTCTATTGATACCCATGTTCGTGAAAAAATATCCAACTCGGGTTCTATCATGAATATCAACTCCGCTGCTCATTTCTCTGCTATTCCTAGCACTGGAACTATGACTATCGGAAACATTAGACGAGCCGTTCGTACTCTCCGCCGAAATGATGCCATGCCTTTAGCTGATGGTTCATTCGTAGCTGTTATTCACCCAGATGTCGCTTACGACCTTGAAGGTGATACCACTACTGGTGGATGGATTACGACTAACACCTATGTTAATACCGACAAAATCCTCAAGGGTGAAATTGGTAAACTCTATGGTGTCCGTTTCTTGGAAACCAGCAATGGTCACACAATAGCTGGTAACAGTGCCTACGCAGCTTCTGCTACTATCTATACGACCTCTTTCTTCGGAAAAGATGCCTTTGGTGTTTCGGAATTGAAAAATCTCCGAACCTACATCAAGGATTTCGGCTCCGCTGGAACTGCTGACCCAACAGACAAAATTGCTTCACTAGGTTGGAGAACAGCCTTTGGTGCAAACATGTTGAATAGCAATTTTGCTGTAAACATGCGTTCTGTTGTATCTAGCACTGCTAACTAAACAGTTTTTAGTTCAATTCAGCCTCCGTAAGGGGGCTGTTTTGTTGTTAGCACTTGATACCTTTACCTGCTAAAAATCTATGCTACTATATGGTTATGGTAGATATTACTTGGGCAAAGTACGAAAAAGATATTAAAACTACAACAGGAAAAGAACAGGAAAAAGCTATCGACGCTTTTGAAGATGAGAGAAACTTACAGATGAAAACAAGTGCAGCTGCAAGAGAGTGGGAAAAGGGTCGTAAAAAAGAGATTGAGAAGAATAAACCAATTTGGAGAAAAGAAAAAGACGACAAAGAAAAAGAAAGATTAGACAAACCATTTAAGAATCTTCTTAAGGGTGGAACATTTATCTCAGACCTAAAACCGTGTCCAGGATATGTGTTAATTAGTTATGAAAAAACCGAAGCAGTAAGTGAGAGTGGAATAATAATAGCTCAAGATGTTGAAGAATCAAACGAAGGAATTGTATTGGAGGTTGGAAGTAAACTAATTTGGGATAGAACAGTTACCGAGTGTCCCTGTAAGGTAGGAGACAAAATACTATTCAAACGTGGTGCCGGACTAAACCTAACCATTAAAGAGAAATCTTGCAAACTTATTTATTTCAATGACATACTAGGAGTCTTTTATGCCTAAAATATCTATCGTTCTTTCTACTTATAATCGTCCGGAATTATTAAAACGTGCTATTCAATCAGTCTTAGACCAATCTTACACCGATTTTGAGTTATTAGTTGTCTCCGACGGGAAGATTAAAGATAACGAGAATACTGTCAAGACTTTTGACGATAAAAGAATCCGATACATTGAGATAGAACACTTTGGAAACCACTCTGGTCCAAAAAATGAGGGTATTAGACAATCTAAAGGTGATTACATTGGTTTCCTTGATGATGACAATGAATATAGGGTTGACCATTTGGCTATTCTCGTTAAACACCTAGAACAGTCTGGTGTAGACATAGTTTACGGTGATAGGTGGATGATTGACGACGTGGGGCTGGGGCAAGACGGGGCATTCATGGAATCAACCATAGGTGCAACGTCTGACTTTGAGTCGGGTATTTTAATGAGAACTAACTTTATTGATACCTCAGATGCTTTAATGAAGCGAGAGGTACTGTTTACCCTCGGAGGATGGGATGAAAGATACCAAAAATATTTAGATTGGAACTTGTGGTGTAGAGCTGATAAATATGGGTTTAAGTTCTTACATGTCCCCAATGTTATTACTAACTATCACATGGTTAAGGGTTGCATGAGCAATCAACA